CTATGGTTTAGTCGTGCTACAATATCACAGGCTACGTAGTACCGTTCTTTGTTTGTGAGTGTACATGGTTTAAAGTTGATGTTGGATAAGAAGTCGTGCACACGTACATAAGCAAAGTCAGCTGACTCACGCTTACGGTTTAGAACACCATTAAGTGTATGGAAGTCGGTTTCATTACCTAAGAGTATCTCAAATACTAAACGACCACTATAACCTGTCCGGTCAAACTCTGCTGATATAGCGTCAGCTAACCACTGGACTGATGGTACAATCCGGTTAGCAAATGAATATATGTGGCCATCACTATAATAACCATACCATCCATCATACTTCTCAAATATCATGTACTCTTTGTCCAAGTGCTTTGGTGTTTTTAATTCTTCTGCTTTATACAGGTGAAGTGGTTTTTGACCCTTCATAATTATCCTTTCTAGCTGCGACAGCTTTACCTATGGCATAACGTTCTGCTACTGATAGTGTTAATGCTTCGTTGTCAAACCCAAGGTTCTTCATGGTACGCTTGAGTTCGCTCTTAGGTACACCACGTGCAAGCAAGTATTGGTGTAACTTTCTGCGGTTGGTTCTACGGCAATACGAGTTAGTCTCGATATGGTCAAAGGTAACTGTTCCTTTAGTACCATCTGGACGTTCTTCTGCTTCGTTTACTGCTACTATGAATTTCATACGTTCCTATTGAGCTAATGTTAATACGGAACAAACTGTCACCGCAATTATAAGTAGAGTGAGTAGTACTGCTGCTACTACCCCTCTATATCGTTCTAAATCTTCTACTGTGTTGGTCATAAATCACTTTGTTGTAATTGAATAATAGCTAGTTCCTTGAACTTAGCTAAGGCTTTCTTTTGTGTTGGGCTAAACTGGCACTTGATACCTACTGAGTTCAAGAATATAACACAATCAGCAACGTCAGATGTTCTACGCATCCATAGTAAGAATGCTTGTTCAACCATCATCTCTTTTGCATTAAATGAGTATAGTGCTGTATAAGCCTCTAGTACACGTTTACCGGCTTCAATATCATTAGTGACACCATTTAGTACCGCAACTGCTTTAGCCTCACCACATGGCGCAGGTTTGCGTTTAGGGTTATGTTTCTTGGTTGGTAAATATCGGTTCATCAACTCACCGGATAAAGTAGGTAATCCAGCGATTGTATCAACCCCGTCACCCATAAGCATTTGATGCCAGAACCAGCTTGTACCTTCGCCTACGAGCTTTGGTTCCTTATTGCCTACATCTCTATACTCTGTGTGACCATACCCGTCTACGAGGTACATACGTCCATCTTTGGGGTCTGCGTGCCAACCCATCGACATCCATAAATCTTTATCACCTGACATAATTACAGAGCTTTCTAAACCAAACTCAGCTATACGAGCTTCCTGCATCTGTGTCAATGAATCATCAGCCTCTTGTAGCATATTAACTACTGGACTAACTATATCTGTTTTGTAACTTGCTAGGAAATTACGTAATATCCCTGCACGTTCTCTGCGTTCTAAATTACCTTCTGACCGTTTCTCTTGGTACGGTTTAACTGTCGCCATCTGTGTGCGACCACCCTTCATACCGACTGTGATATGGTTGTTGACGAATTTGGCTCCAACTAGAAGTCTCTTGACTCTAATATGGCTCTTGAGAGATTGAATATTCTCCCCAATTGTTTTATCTAACCAAGCACATTCATAACACGCAAAATCAGCGTCGTACTGTAAGACACGGTTAGGTACTACTTTGTTAATGATTACTTCTTCCGCACCTGTTGCTACTTGTGCTGCTATTGCTTTTACGTCTAACATAATACCCTCAAATTAAAGGTGGTCCGAAGACCACCATCATTACTAAAAGTTAGGTTCACCATCAGTGATACTTGGCATACCATCGTTAGCTTCTGCATCACGTTCTGTGGTGTCAAGTGGAACTTCTGGTGCATCACCCAAGTCAATATCTTCAACATGGAAGAGTGACTGTGTGTGTGAACCTTCCCACTGTGTGTTCTCCATGATACGCATTTGGTCAAAGTTAAGTGACTCTGTAGTCTCATTATCTTTGCCAGCATTCTTGGTGTATGTACCATCATTTTGAATAGATGCCCACATAGCACGAATCATGTCGTCAGAAACAGTTTTGTTTTCCCAAAGGAATAAACGCTGCTTACCAACTAACTCAGGAACATTAACATCAACCATATCACCATCATCATTCTCACGACAAGGTGCTTCATAGTTGTCAAGGTTGGCATAAGTCTTCTCAGTCGGTGTGCCAGCACCAACAACATTCAATGTAACACGTGCTTTGAACGGCTTGTTGAGTAAATCAACGAACGTCTTAGCACATCCACCTGTGGCGGCATTGAGCTGCTTGAATAACTTCTTATAGTTGGATGTGGCTTTAATACCCTTATTGAAGTAAATCTTAACTTCATGTGGTACAAGCTTATCTCCCATTTCGTACATGTGACGCTTATGAAGTAGCTCAATAACTAAGTAGCCCTTCTGTGACGCACTGTAACCTTTAGCAATACCTGTTGCATCTGGGTCAAATTTACCTAGCTCAAGATACTCTCGTACACGGCCAAGTGTAGCACCTGCAACTGGTACAGGGCGTTTGAAATCACCGGAGGAATCAACTGATGTGTTATCTGATTCTACGGCTGCTGCTGATATTGCAGCAAAATCTAATACGGGTACTTTAATTTCTTCTTCCATTACTTTGTTCCTAGTGGAGTTGTTTTAATTCGTGAGATTGTGTTCATGGGGTACGTGTAAATCACTTTACCACCATCGAGTTCTGCTGTTAGGAATTGTTCGTTCCACTGACAGCTTTCACCTTTATCAGTATCTATGCGCGTATCTAATGTACGTGGTGATACCTCAAAATCCCTATCTGCTTTGAAGTATACTTGTATATCGTATTTCATAATCTTTCCTAATGTTGTACTGTCATAGTGAATAAATCAGAACCAACCTCAGTCTCTGCTGGGAATGGTACTGTTACGTTTAAATCTGGGTATGCTGCATTGAATACTTCTGGTACTGTCTCAAGTATAGCGTGTACTGCTCTGCGTACTGGTGCTAGTAACTCGTCGTTCTTACCGTCTAGTAACAAACAGTCATGTACTGTGTTTATTAATAATACTAATCCATCGAAACCATCATTAGCTACGAAGTATCTCCATACAAGACCTAACATGGTCTGCATCACAAAGCCGCCTTCTCCCTGCATTGGGTAGTTCTTTCTCTCAGTAGGTGAGAAACCTGTGTACTTACCTTTCTTATGTAAGAAATCTGGGGTGATTGCTTCTTTCCACTTGTATATAGTACCAGTAGGACTATTCCAAGTAGACATTTTCTGAGTAAACGCAATTCCGTTATGGAACAGTTTTTGGTCAGTGCGTGTTGCATTATCGTTGATATGGACTGCGAGTATCTCGTCAAACGTTTTGACTGTCGGATAGAGAGTTTCCTCTGCTTGAATGAGTAACTCAACATCATTCTTTGACATTCCTGTAGATTCAACAATAGCTGGTACTCCTGCGCCATAGGCACGTTGAAAGCTAAACTCCTTTGCTCCTGTCCTACCTGCCATATATGTTGCATCATGTTCTACCTTACATTTACGAAGCACATACTCGTATGGCTCGTCTAGTTTCTTGGATAGACGTTTACAATGAAAGTCTACACGGTTTCTTAAATCTTCACATAGTTGTGGGTCGCCCGTAAGCATACCTTGTATCACAACCTCAAGTTGAGAGTAATCAATCTCAGCAAGCTTACCTTCTTCACCGAATCGTGATGTAAACATCTTCTTTACATTAGATGTATCACCACGTGGTATGTTCTGTAAGTTAGGATTGCTACTACTCATTCGAGCAGTGACCGTACTGGTGTGGTTAAGCTGGTGGTGTATGATTGAATCTTCACCAAGCAACGTTAACATACCCTTACGTGCACCTTTATCATCTTCAACCCAATAGTATGTACTTAGGTCTTTAGCACTTTTTGTGTACTGAGTAAGCGCGTCAGTAAAAGGGACGCCACGCTTTGCGAGTTGAGATATCGTCTCCGCGTCAGTTGAGTAGAGAGGGCCACCTTTTGCGTCGGTGGACTTGCCAACCCACTTGGGGTTAGGCTTAGTGTAGCCATCAAAAGTAAAGATATGAGGCTTAATACTACCTTTCGGCTTGGTACAGTCGTTGACTTTAACATTCTTAAATTTCCCTAGACCTTTGTTTTTACCAGACTTGTATATGTCCTGTGTAATGTAGAACTTACCATTATGTGCAAAACTATCTGCTGACTCTGGTACTTCTACAATATATATAGTACCGGCCAAGATACAATCATCTGGTGATATTGGTTTGGACTCACCGAACATGGTAAAGACAGGATGTGCTTCGTCTTTCTGTACGTATACAGTATTACCATTCTCGTCGGGAGTTAATGTCCACTTACCGTAGCTCACTGAGCCACCGAAGATTAGACATGATTTCTTTTGTGTACTGCCCCAGCTAAATTCTAGCTCTGGTGGTAGTAGTGGTATAAAGTTATCAAGTGCCGTTGAACTATCAGCAACAACTTGGACCAACTTAGTGCGTTCATCTTCTGCAACTTGTTGGTTGATATACATGCCATTGTATTCCATCTCAGTCGTAGCTAGTAACCCGTCGAAACGAAAGGCTAACATCTTACGGAACTCAGGTGGACAATCTTCACGCATACGTTTGATTTGGCCTAACATTATTAGCCATGTGTTTTGCACATCACCAACTATCTCAGCACCATCACCGATTAAATACTCAGTCAATAGACCACGTGGAATCTCGCTAGTTAAAGCACCGTTCTCCCACATTTCCTTAACTGCATCTATCTTACAACCACCACCATACTGTTCAGCGGTGTTGTTCATGGAACACATCTGTACGTCTTGAGCCATGCCGCCAAGCAAGAACTCTGCGTACTGTCCACAATATACGGTGACACCGCGCTTAAATGCTGCTATTAAAGCAGGCTCACGCCATACCCATAGTAAATCGAACTTGATGTTAAACCCATTTATTACATCACCTTTCTCAAGGCTGTTAAGAATATCAACAGGTAACACTATGTCTCTGTGGTACTCTTCCCAATAACGTTCAATACATGGTCCGTTATTTAATTTGTACCCAAGTTGCACTACGAAGTTACGCTTGTCAAAGGGTCCAGCTAATCTTTTGTTGTAACGGTAATTCTCCGTCTCTAAGTCAAACGTAAATATCTTCATGCTACTTCTTAATCCTTAATCCAAATGATGTTAATACACTCACACCTAACCAATATTGGTAGAAGTCGGGCATAGTCTTTAATACTTTAAAACCTTCCGCTATGTGTGGGGCCATTGGTGGTACGAAACAGCCTATTAAGGCTATTGATAAAATGAATGTCCAGTACTCGTCTTTCCAACTGTATCGCATACCTTCTGACAGAATGGTTTCTAATTCACCATTCTTATCTTCTGCATTCATAATACGTTGTGTTTGTTGAGTACGTAACTTTGTTTTGTTGTCGTTTCTCTTACCAAGGAAACCCGTTATGGGTGACACAATGGCTGAAAAGAATGATGCTATCGGGTTCATGGTACTTCTCCTATGTAATTTATTATACGCCCTCATAGAAGACGTATTAAAATTATATAGCGCACGCTCCACCGTCACAACCTTCACCACGTTCTTCAACACCGTGAGTTGGTTGTACTGCGTCTGCACCGAATAGATAGCCTCCCTTATTACCGGAATACCATTTACCTACTCTATTTGCAACATGCTTAAACCAATGGTTCTCACACATCCACTCAGGCTTCGATATTGTGATGCCATTACGTGATACTGTGAGTCCGTCGGGTGTCATAGTTAAATCACTAGAAGCCATTTAACTTACCTGTCCATCTGCCAACAGTATTCAATTCCATTGGTATTAACCGTGGTATTGAATCTAGTATGACTGAGCAGCCAAGTAAAGGTTTCTTTGGAAACAACCGACCGTAGGCAAAGGCCAAGGCTTTGGGGTCTATCAAGCATCCTGATATCATTGACCAATATAAGGCAGTAGTTGATGAACGGTACTGTATCTCGAATTTACCATGCTCATGGCCTTCCACAATACTACAACGTTCATGTGCTGCGTTATTCAATGTATCGCCTGCTGATTGATGCTGGAAGATGCACTTCTCACCGTTGGGTAACGTGACAACATGCCTACCCTTCCATTCCCAACCTAGCCCTTGCCCATCAGGGAAAAGGATTTCACGATATGACTTTATGTACTCAGTAGGTATACCGGACTTGAAAGCTCTACGGTAGATTAAGCTGCCGTGGTTACTGTGACAGATATCCATCACCGGAAACATTCGCTCAAGTGCCTGCAACCATATACGAGCTTTAGACAATTCAACACCCGCACTATCTAAGCTGGGGTCAGAGTCGTGCATAGACAAAGCATGTCCATCAGTCTCGTCACCAAGGTTTAGAACACGTGTTGGCTTAATCTTAGCTGCTACTGCTGCCAAGAAGTCTAAAGCATCTGGGTGATGATACGGTGCGTGCTGGTCGGGTATACATAGAATACGTCTATTGTTAACCTTAACCACTTCATCTCTATCATCATCCGTCTTTTTCGGAGTACGTAATACAACGTCATTTCTAATCTTACGGTCTAGTACAGTTGTCCCTTGGTAGGGTGTACCATCACGCTTTGTTACTTCTGTAAGTTGTCGTCGCCAATAGCGCATCAACTGTTTTGATATATCACCACGACCAAGCTCAGACAGTGCGGCTGCTGCTGCCTTATCTGTCTTAGTACTGTCAATAGCTGCCAGTACCTCGTCGTTGGTAAATAGTTTTCTTAGTCTGGACACTTCCAATTCTCCAATTTCGCTTTGCCAATCATACGGGCTTTGCGTAAGTCTGTTAATGGTTCATCACTTGTCCTAGTTAATGTTCCAAAGGCATCACCAACAAATATAGGTGACTCGTTTATCATGATAAATTGATTAAAGTTGTAATCAAAATACTTCATAACTTGGTCGAGTGGGTGTAGAGCTAGAAATGACATACCGATGATGTCAATATTATTATCCAACTTAGTTACACCACTTATTCTACTGGTGTGTGTAACTACATCCTCTGCAATGTATGAAGGGAATTGTTGGTTGCTGATACCCATCATGTCTAATTGTCGTGTGATGCGGTCTAAATCGTCTACGAATATGTCACAGTCCTTCGGTATCTTACCAAAGAATATGTCACGCGGGTATCCACCTGCAATAATGTAGTTTACACCTAGTCTATCGAGTAAGTGCGTAAGGGTCGATATTTCGATTCTTTCCAAGAGCGTCCTCCTCTTCTTGTGCTTTCTCAATTAGTATGGCCAGACAGTGTGCTGCTTTCTGCAACTGCTGTACCTCGTTGTCTTTACTGCGGGTCATGTACTTATTAATCTTAGTATAGACCGCTGCTTTAAGACCCTTGTAACCGAAGTTAGCAAAGGTCAATTCGAATGGTTGGATTTTAAGGTCAGTGTAATGTGTACCACCGACCTGTGTTTCTAATGCTTTACTCATTTGTAAATCGCCCTATCTGCATCCATTATGAAGGTTTCCATAATGTCT